AAGTTCTTACCCATCTAGGGTGAAATCCATATCTTAAATTAAGATATTCTTTTGCTAACGAATCTTTTTCAGTTCCATCAACATCAGTGATTAAATCGCTATCTATGTTATATATTTTTTCTACAACATTGCTACTGTTTAATTTTACGTAATATGCCATTTTATGGTTCATTATAAACAGCCAGAACTTCTGCTGCTGATAATCCTCTGTTAAATAATCTAACTCTGTCTATTCTCCCTTTCATAGTACTTGCTGTTCCAGCGTCTTGTGCTCCAATCTGATGATTTGCTGTGGTAACTTTGGTTGGATTGTTGAAATTTGAATTAGTACCTCCTCCTACTGCAGCTCCGTTTTTATAAAATGTAACAGTTGAACCGTCCCAAACACAAGCAACGTGCATCCACGTATTAGTTGTTACTACTCCAGTGTTTGAATAAGCTGTTGTAGTTGCACCTGAACCTTGCATGTGTGCAAAATGAAGAGTACTTGAACCAGAAGAGTAATGCCAAAATCCCCATGACCTTTGTAAACCAGTATTATCCCATTTGGTAAAAATAGCATTAGCAGGACTAAGACTTGTAACATATATCCAAGCAGTTACAGTTAAAGAATTAGGTGTACCTGAAGATTCAGCTATGTCTGCAGCTGTAAGATCAATCCAAGCACTACCGTTGAAATATGCTGCTCCAGTACCTTTATGTCCGGTACCATATGTTACATTTGTATCAGTACCATTGTATAATCCTCCAGTATCATTTGAGTTACTATCTAATTCCCATAAAGCTACTCCGGAACCGTCTCCAAAAAAATCAACTACAGCAGCAGTATCTTCCGAAATAGCTTCATCTTTTGCATATGAAAATACTTGCCAACCTTGTGTTGCATCACTATATACTAAGCTTAATCCTTGTCTATCTAAATTAGCTTTATAATCACTAGAAGTACCTCTGATATTTTCTGAAGCAGATGTTATTGTTAAATTGTTAGTATTAAAATCTCCACTGTAATCAACTACTTTAACTTCGTCTCCACCACTTGGTGAAGCTGGTAAAGTCATGGTTATCGCTCCTCCATTAGTGTTTACGAAGTATCCTTCTCCAGCTACTGCTGTGAAGTCTGCTGTCTTTGCAGTGGTTTGCCAAGATGTTCCGCCAGTTGTTAAACCAGTTACTGTTGCACCTGTGAAATCTACAGTTGTTCCTGATGCAAAATCAGTATTACCATCAAAGGTTGTAGGAACTTTAATTGTCAAAGTATCTGATGCATAATTAACTCTTAATGCAGGAGTAACTCCTGTAAAGCTTGTTGATTCGACAGCAAAGTCATTATAGAAGGTTGTTAATAATCTGTTATCATATTTATCTCCCGGGTGATTTATTCTTATACCTGGTGTTGATGTTCCAGTATAATTTGTTGTTTCCATATATATATCTGACTTTGTTGTTAAAGGAATATTAAATTCTGCTGATACAGCACCTGAATCTATTTTAAATGCGTCACTTACCGTAGAACTATTTATAATAAAATCAATATCATCTGAATCATTATTGAATGTTATTGTTCCATCATTAAAGGTTGTTCCAGTAGCACTTGTTGTTCTTATTTGTAATGCTTCAGAAGCGAATGGGTCTGTTCCAGCACCTGCGTATAAACTTAATGATTGAGGAGTTGCTGATTCATAACCTAGTTTCATATTACCATCTGACCAAAATTCTGTTAAACCTGCTGCTGTTGTTTTAAGTGTTGTAGTAAGACCAGTTGATTCTGTTAAAAGTACTGATGGTTCTCCTGATACATTGGCTGAAGTTATAGTAAGACCGTGTGCTGAAGCTGTATCATTAGTGATTGAAAGATCTCCAGATGAAGCAATTAAATCTCCTACTGTTGTAGTTATGTTTCCGTAAATTGTACCTGTTCCAGCATTCACTGCTAAATTACCGGTTGTAATTGTAGTATCACCGGTTACACCTAAAGTAGAACTTAAAGTAGTAGCACCATTAACTCCTAATGTATTACCTAGTGTTGTAGCTCCAGTAACTCCTAAAGTAGTTCCGACATTTAATCTAGCTCCGATAGTTACGTCGTTTACTATATCTGCATTGTAAGCATCTATGTATAGATGCCCATCGTATCTTGGAAAGTTTGCCATCTTAATTTATTATTTCGTAAGTGATTGTTACTCCATACTGTGTTGAAGCAGTATTTGTGAATGTTACATCAAATGTTTGATTTGCACCAATTATAACTTCTCCATCAGGTATGTAACTAACATTGGAGATACCTAATCTTCCCGGATTTGCTGAAAAAATTAATGTGCTGTAAACCGGGTTAAGTAAATCTACAATTCCCATATTTAAATCATTGGTTGCCGGTATTGCTCCGAAAGCTACATTTACTGATATAATCTTAAGTAATACACCTTGTGCAACACTCATAGATATATTACCTGTACCTTGAGCCTGATCTTGTTGAATAAATGATCTTCTTTCTTGTACTACTCCAACCGTACCATCTACTGTTAAACTTCCTCCTCCATCATCAACAGTTAAACTACCACCGTTATCATCTACACTTAGTAGTCCTGTTGAGTTGTTAGCTAAGGTAACTCTTAATGCTCCTGATTCTGTTCCGCCACCTGTTGTTGCTCCAAAGTCTGTATTAGTTTCTATGTCTGTAAGCTTGCTGTTGGTTGTTGTTAATTTAGTATCAATAGATGCTGTAGATGTGTCGATAGCAGCTGTATCTGCAAGAATTGATGTAGCTGTAGTATCTAAATTTGATAAGGTAGATTCTGTTGCTAGTCCAGCAGCATCTGCCACTATATCTACTTGTAAATTACCTGATGAGTCTGTTTTGATCTTTTGATTGCTTGAACCATCAAATCCGTAAACAAGAACACTATCGTCCGCCGCATCAAGATCTACTTCAACATTAATACCTTGTACTACATTTACATCTAATGCTGTATCTGCTCCAACTGTGGTTTGAGTTAATCCTGCTAAGCTATCAGTGTTAGTTTCTATATCAGTAAGTTTTGAGTTTGTAGTTGTAAGTTTTGTATCTATGCTTGAAGTTGAAGTATCTATTGCTGCAGTATCAGCTAAGATAGAAGTTGCTGTTGAATCTACATTGGATAAAGTTGATTCAGTTGCTAAACCTACTGCATCTGCTGCTACGTTAATATCTAATTGTGATGAAGCATTTATTGCAGCTGCTAGTTCTGTTAATCCTGCGTTATCAACTGTTAATGAACCACCTGCATCGCTTACTGGTACTGGGTTTGAATTAGATACATCTGTATCTCCTACTTGAATATTTGCGTTAGCATTTAAATCATCATGTGTATCTTGACTTGCGTTTACTTCCATAGCTCCAGATGGTGCTACTTTTACATTTACAAAACCTCCACCGCCTGCTGAAGTTTCACCAGCGATAACGGATTTGGTTAGTGTTGCTGATCTATCTGAGTATAAAGTTCCATCTATTCTGTGAATGGAAGTAAGAACATTATTACCATGTAAAATTGTTTGAACTCTGAAGTGACCTTGAGCTACTGAACCGTTTGTATAATTGACTCTGAAATATTTTGCTGTTACTGGGAATTGGAATCTTCTTGCTGTTCCATTTACTGATTCATCATAAGTGAAAATATAGTCATCGTCCCAATTTGTGTTATCTGTTGAAAATTGGAATCTCATTCCGTCTGTTGCAGAATCTTGATCAGTGGATAAAGTGATAGTAACTGCGGTATATTCAGATACATCTGTTCCAGTACCTACGAAACTTGCTCCAGCACCTAATGTTGAAGTAGTAGAATTATTTGAGTCAATCGCATTAGCTACTCCTCCTGCTCCACTTAATACGTCTACTTGTAAATGACCATCTGCGTCTGTTTTAATTGCTTGATTAGAAGTTCCGTCATTTCCAAAAACTTGAACAGAATCATCGGCTTCATCTAAATCAACTTCTACGTTGATACCACCAATAACATTTACATCAAGACCTATGTCTGATCCAACTGTTGTGTTTGTAATTGTTGCTAAAGAATCTGTGTTGGTTTCTATATCTGTTACTTTTGCTGCAATAGTTGTTGTGTCTGTATCGATTGAACTTAAAGTGGATTCTGTAGCTGCTCCAGTAGGAAGACTAATTGTACCAGAAACATTATTGATATTCCATGTTCCTCCTTGATGAGCTGTTACTGAATCAGTTGAATTTGATAATGCTGGTTGAGTTAATACATCTACTTGTAAGTTACCTGAAGAATCTGTTGCTATCTTTTGATTTGATGCTCCGTCAAAACCATAAACTAATACACTGTCATCAGCTGCGTCTAAATCTACTTCTACATTTATACCGCTAATAACATTTACGTCAAGTCCTGTGTCAGAACCTACAGTTGTTTTTGTTACAGTTGCTAATGCGTCAGTGTTTGTTTCAATATCTGTTAATTTTGTTAACGCAGAGTTAAGTGTTGATTCGGTAGCAGCTCCTGTTGGTAATGATATTGTACCACCGATATTATTTAGGTTTAATTCACCTGAAGAATTTGAAGATAAGAATCTAAGATTGCTACCATCTGTAGCCATCATTATATTACCGTATTGAGAAGCTATTGCTGTTCCGTCTTGATATTGATTTGAAGAACCTCCTCCTCCGCCCCCAGAAATAGTACTTCCATCGGGATTTAAAACTACGATTCCGATTTGTCCGCCTACGTCTGTAGACTCTACGAATTTTTTATATTCTCTGTCTCCGTACTGATTGCTGATAGCCATGACTGATAATGTATAAATTAAGTTGTTAGAACTTTATAAGTATTATTAAAAAAAAAGGAGGGGTCTAAGCCCCTACCTTATTTAGATGTAAAGTTTTGAGATTGCTTCGCCTCTCAAGTATCGAGCTGCGATTCTCATGGTAGCTACCATATTATGTGTATCTCTCATGAAGTCATCAAATCTTTCCATTGTAACTGGTCTCTTTTCTGCGATTGCGAATGCGTGGTTTCTGTCAATTACAAATGCATCTGTTGCATTTGATAAGTTTCTTGAAACGATTACGTTCATACCGAAGATGTTACCAATCAATCGAATGTTTGCAATATCACCTGAAGTGATACTCAAGTTAGCTGTGTTTAAACTAGCTAAGTTTCTGATGTCAGAAGCTACAGTTGTACCTACAACTAAATCAGTTGGAGTGTAACCATCTGCTTCTAATAATGCCATACTAGTTGTGATGTCAGCTAATGTCATTGAAGTTGTATATTGGCTGTCGTGACCTGCAGCAGTTGAACCTGCTTCTAAGGTTGATACAACTAATTGATCTTCTTTGTCAGCTAATGCATAACCAGCTGTTTGTGCATTTTTTTCCATAACTGAGAACATTGAATCTTCAACCATTTCTCTTGTAATACCGATTGCGACACCGTATTTTGCCGGAGTAATAGTTATTTGACTGTATGTTTCTTGTCCGTATGGTAATTCAGCACCTTCTGCTACATTGTGAACAGACATTGAGTCTGGATCTTGTAGTGACACTTTTACTGCTGGACCTGGGATTTCTCCTGGACCGATCAATAAAGCTGCCAATGGTCTGAATACTAATTGTTTTCGAACTGCTTCTTGAAGAGTTCTGTACACCATTGTAGGAGCTAAAACATTAGAACCTGTAGATGTACTACCTGTGGATAAAATTCCACTTTCCTTAATATATTTATTCATTTTCCTTTACGCTCCTATAGATTTAATTTCACTAACACATACTTAGCTGCTGCTGATGCACCTGTTAATGCTGTTCCGATTACCTTTGTGAATAAGGTTGCGTCTTCAACTTTTTGAGCTGTAGTTTCTGAAGCTACTAAAGCTCCAGCTGTAACTGCTGCTCCTGATTCAAAGATGAATACTCCGGAGGTTGCAACGGATAATGTTTCTCCGTCTGCTGCGTCTGTAAGGGCTACTCCCACGATTAATAAATCGTCTGCGTTTGTCGCAGTTGCTACTTTTACTTCTGCTGGTACATAACCTGCTTGGCTGATAGCTGTCATTTTGTCGTCACCTGATGCTGACTTTAATAAGTCACCAGCAGTAACTGCACCTGACGCTACAGCGTGGAAGGTTGTTCCAGGCATATTTATCATTTGTGAACTTGCCATTTTCTATCTAATTTAATTTTGCTAATGGGTGTTTTTCCTTCCAGTAGGACATATCCCATTCTTGCCAGTAATTACCTCTTTCGGAAACTAAGTCTCCTTTAGCGTATTCTGGACCAACGTTTGTATTTTCTGAAACTACAGATTTTCTGGAAACTAATTCTTTAGTTACTTCAAGTAATGCTGTTTTTAATTCAGACATTTCTTTGTTAACTGCTGAAAATTTTTCTTCCAATTCTTCTGAGTTGTCTTCAGCTTCTGCTTCTGCTTCAGGTTCAGCTTCAGGTTCTTCTTCAAGAACTTCTTCTTCTGATTCTTTAGCTAAAAGTAAAGCCAATTTTTCTTCTATTGCTTTTAATTTATTTTCCATTTTATTTCGTTCCTCTACTTCGAATGCATCGAAGGCTTCCGTAACTGATTGTGAGAATGTTGCACTCTTTACGCCTGGTACTGCTACCAAGGATAATTCTAAGAACTCAATTCCTCTAGCTACGAATTTAGTAACTTCATCTTCTACTACTTTTTGTAGTTCCTTTAATTTGGAACCTACAGAAACATTTTTGATTAAACCATTTCTGATTTTCTCTTTCATGCTATCGTCCATAACTTCTGCTTTGAACTTCAATTGCTTTCCGTCCATGTAAGCTTCTGTTACTTTTCCTACAATCCCATCAACTGTGTTGTTGTGATCTTTCAGAAGAGGTGCTCCAACTAGCGTGTCTGCAGCCATTTCGAGTTCATCTACTTTATATGTAACGTTGTTACGGGAAGTAGTTTCTTCGATTGCTACACCCTCAATCCGCATAACATCATCGAGTTTATCATTATCTTTCTGTTGTAATAGTTCGACAATAGGTACAACGAAATTTAATTTCGTATTTTCCATTTCTTTATACCTTTTACCAGCTTTCTTGAATTGTGCGGTACAAATACCAAACGCACTAGAACGTGCAGCTTTCGCTGACTTACCTTTCTTAATCTGCTGTTTAGTTACATCTGCTACGCAACGGTCAAAATCGACTGGCATATAAATGTTATGATTTTTGTTATTTAAAAGTATAATTCTTAACAGCCTGTGTCGCCATCATCTCTTAGAATTTTTTTAACATCTTCAGGCACAGACATTGCTTCTAAAATAGCTTCAATGTCTGCATCTTTTGTAGGTAATCTTTTATCATCGGGATCGATGTTAGTTCCACGGAATCTATATGTTTTGTTATCAATGCTTATTTCCATGTAATAATTAAGACCTTCTGGTTTTCCAAACTGCCAACCTTCATAGATTGGGTTTGTATTTTTTAAGTGGTCGTAGATAATTTTGAGTGCGTGATGTTTTTCTGTGCTGTCCATTTTAATAATTGTACATACTTCTTCGAGTATTTATTCTAGAACTCTCTGGCTTTTGACCTAAGTCTAAAGCATTAACAATAGTATAAGTTTGATTAGTATTATTTTGTTTTGTAGAGAATTTGTTATTGACCCATTGTTGTCCATCTGTTTTTCCTGGTTCTCCTAATCCAACTGGTTGTAATCTCGCTGTATGTGAAGTCTTGAATAATACATCGGCATCGTCCCCGGCATATACTGGTTGATACTTGTTTCTGTCGTAAGGATTTCTTACAATCTTAAACGGTACTACCATTGTGCCTCCAACTCGCCATCTTTATTCACATAATAGAAACCTTCTTTCAAAGGTTGCTTTCTTGGAGATACGTTAGTCTTTGAATCGTCTAGACCTTTTATATCTTGGCTTACGCCTTTTGGGTCTACCTCATCAGGAATAAATTTAGGATCAATTCCCAAATGTTGTGCTACGTATTGAGCATTAACTACTCCAGCTGCTTTTAGTCTAAGTAATCTATTTACTTTGACATCTTCATCTTCTTTGCTGAACTCACCAAATTCACAAACAACCATTCCAGGTTTGCTTGTTATTTGGTCAATAATTTTTGTGTTAATTTGTGCGGTAAGAACTTCTTGGATTGATTTAACACGTCTATCAAAAATTGCTACTTGAACTTTAGCTGTAGCTTCGGTAATGTTTTGTCCTAGACCTAATGCTACTTCAGGCACTTGTAATCCTGCGACTACTTGTTGTTCAATGTGCTTCATAAATTCTTCGACACCAATTTTAGTACCGAGAGGTCGTAATACATCTGCGTTGATGTTATAGTTTGTTATTAAATCCATTTCTGGATTATGATCGTTCAATTGATTTTCAAAGTCGTCTATTTGTGATAGGGTTGCCGGTTCGTCACTACTACCTAATTTGTAGTGAACCTGAGGTGCTGCGTATCTATGAGAAATTAATTTTAAGTCTTGTTCCATTTGTAACTTAATACCTAGAACACTTCTAATACATTCGATAGCAGATGTTCCTACAGCCGAGTCATCAACCACATTCATATAAAAATGAGCAATCTCATCAGGAGTAAAATCAATTGAATTTGATACTGATACTTTTTGTTTGTAACCTACAACCTCTCCTGTTCCGTCCTTCGATAATTCCACCGACATAGTTTTTGGGTGTAACATTTTGATATCTGCTAATTGGTCACCCACACGGATTAATTCAACGAATGAATTACCGTATACTAATAATTGTTTTGCGATTTGATGTGCTAATACGTGAAAATTAACTGAGTCTAAAAACTCAGATACTTTTTGTTTTTCTCTTGGGTCTTCACTAATAAGTTCGTAGCCCACACCAACTGTAAGGTCTGATGTATAGTTGATTGCTGCCTGGACCAATGGAACTTCCTTATATATTCTTTCGTAAGTAGCGTAGTTTTTAGTAAGTTCATAGTCTTGTCCATAGCTGCTGAAGAAACCTCTGACTGCGGATACTTTACCTTTACCGGCTTCTTGTACAAATAAGTTTTTGAAACGTTCAGCGATTGATGCCATTGAATATGAATATAGTTATTAAATACCTCTTCATTATTAAATCTTTTTAACTGGACGGGCAAAAAAGCTACTAAACGCCCCTCTTTTGAGATTATACGCAGCCAATGCTAATGAATCTACATAGTCATCATGCATTCCAGAAGGTGCGTGTAATAACATCTTACCAGTTGGAGAGGTTTCCTGTGTAAATGATATTAGTTGTGCTTTTAATTTTTCTACGTGTGGCAACTCAATACTTCCTGTCTCCATCATTAATCTTAGGTTTGAAAATAAATCTACTTTGCTTCCGACTGTAAAATTGAATCCTTGTATTCTAAGTCCCATTGCTTTCAGCTGATCAATCTGTGCTAGACCACTACCGGTATCTGCTAGACACTTTCTGATTCTGAATCTTTCTGCGTACGTCATGACATGACCTATAACTTGATCATAAGACATCTGACGATACTCTTTGATAAGTACAACTTGATGTGGACCGGTTTTACTTTTCTTAATTATAGTTACTACGGTTGACGAGTTTTGTTTACCCCAGTCAACTCCCATATAATATTCACCTTGTACTTCTCCGTACTCAGATTGTTTATAGTCTCGCATACTACGTCTTACTAAATCTGTACTGAAGAACAATACACCATCATCTACAAACTCTGCTAAATATTCTACAGCGAATCTTGTTGGACCCATCGCAACTCTTTGTGCTTCTAAATCTTTTGGGTCAACGCCCGGTGCTAATGGCTTACCATCTTTCCATGCAGGGAAGTGAAACACTTGACCTCGGTCATCTTCTTGTGACCATCTCAAATACATCTCGTAAAAAAATCCAGACTTACCATATGGTGTTGACGTAAGTACGATACGTCCATTCGTTCTAATGATCATCGGCATGATAACTTCGTAGAACAATTCGTCTGACGGAAGATGTGCAGCTTCGTCAATGAATACAATGTCAGCAGTATATCCTCTGATAGTTGATTCACTCGGTGGCAGTGATACAATCATACTT